AATATGACCATGTTTGACTACTTTTGGCAAGTGGTCGTTGGAAATGTTACTGGAGTACCCTGGTATAAAAAATTGAAATTTATTATGGTAAATAACACTATAATAAAATATTTACTATGACTACTAAAATTGGTTATATCTATGCTATCGAAAACAATTTCGATAGTTCGACTTATATTGGTCTAACGACGAAGACTATTAAAGAACGTTTTGCTCAACTGTTACCCAAGAAGAACTAATGGAAGAAATGAAGGTCATCAATGACCTGAAATATAAAGTTTAAAAATAATGGTTGATTTTTAGCCCTTTTATACCTTTCAGGTATAAAAGGTACTTGTGTGCTCATCAAAAGCATAAAAAATTTATTTCTTTCGGTAAACCTCTTCAAGGCACTCAATCATACCAAGAGTATCTTTCCTCAAACTATTGGTTGTATCCCCCATAAAATTTTCTTCAACATATTATACTGTGTTATCTTCTTTGTAAGTCGACTGACTCGCACACATTCACACCGTACACATTTTACTCATATAATAAATGGCTAATAAGTGTGCTACATGGCATTCACAACCTCTTGTGAATCCACTCACAAACAGGAAGATAAAAAAAAATGGACCAAAGTATAAAGAGTTGGAGAACGAGTGTGGTCCACCACCTTCAAGATCAAGAAGGTCTCCATCACCTTCAAGAAGATCAAATACATCTAGAAGGTCTCCATCACCTTCAAGAAGATCAAATACATCTAGAAGGTCAACAAGTCCACAACGACCAAGAGAATTGTATTGTGGTAACAATGCTCGAGATGAAGGATTAAGAAATGGGTCTAAAGTATTAGGTACAAGGTACCAGTGTTTAAAAAAAGGCATTGGAAGAGGTCTAAATGAACCTATTTTCAGTTATAGCGATGAATACGAACCAATCGAACAAGTAAAAGTGTTTTGTGGTAATGGCACAATTCTACCACGAGACAAAGATAGATTTGGTACTCGAGACGAATGTCTTAGAAAAGGTTTCGGTGTAGGACAAAAACAAAAATATACTCGAGATGGTGGAATTCAGCGAGGACCTGTCGTCTCAGAAGATAGAGGTTGGTACAAGGTCTATTTACCATCTGCTTTAGGGCCAGTTGCTTTGGGTGGTGTTGGTAGACGATAAATTTTTTTATTATAACGGTATAATAAAAAGGAAATGAAATGTCTCTTATAAATATTTTTGATTTCATAAAGAACCATGATTTGGCTTTTGATGTCACGTCTGATTGGTTTCAAGATTTGTGGTACCCTTTATCCAAATTTAACCCCCCCCAGTTGGGGGGGTTAAAAAGGTCAATTTTCAACCTAAAACTATGCCAATAATTGTCACCTCCAATTTGTTGGAGTGGATGGGATTCAAGGGACGAAATTCATCAGACAAACAAGAACGTTTTTCAAGGATTCTTAGAAGCCATGATATTTTATACGAAGAAATTGGTTATCAACATCCTTTAGCTATCGAGTATCCATGTGTTCAAAAAGAGGCTAAATTGATCCCAAAACAATTGGAACAAAAAAAATGGATTTGTATGAATCAACGAAGCTTTAAAAAAGCTGTTATGAGAATAAACACTGAAAATGCTGAAATTGTGAGAGACTACTATCTTAATCTCGAGGAAGCTTTGTTCGCTTACGGAGAGTATACGATGAAATTTCTCATGGAGAAGTCGGAACAAGAGCAAAGAATACGCGAGTCGCAACTTTCTTTAGCGATGGCTCAATTGGCCATAAAAGATAAAGAAATAGAAAAAGCCGAAGAGAAAGCCTTGGTTGAAGTTGAGGCTAGGCGAAAGGCCGAGTTGAAAGCTCAACGGGTAAACAAGTTTATGCGAAGATCAAGCATAAAAGAAAGGAAACTTGAATGGATCTATATAGCCACTACTAGAAAGTATGCTAAAGAAAGAATTTTTAAACCAGGGTCAACTGATAGGATAAGTAAACGTATTTGTGGTTATGCTACTGGTCACCCTAAAAAAGACTCTTACTTTTACGTTTGGATCAAAAAATGTTACAACGCAAAGGACCTAGATAACCATATTCAGAAAATGTTACATCTGTTCAAGTATAAGGAGAAATCTAGCGATACCGGAAGACATGAACTTATTCACGGTATAAAGGTGTCAGATTTGGTTGCTATAGTCGATTTTATCTCCGACAACTATGATGCAAACGTAGACTATGTGAATAATTTCATCAAAACAAGATTGGATGAAAGTTTGGACGAAGAGGACCCTGAACCAGTTCCTCTCGATATTAAAAAATTGACCTATCATATTGGTGAACACACAGAGACTATTGATCTTGAAGAAGAGGAAAGTGAGTCTGTCAGAGACGCTTTCGATGATATTCTTCTATCGTTGAAAGAGCAAAGAGAACGTAATGGCGAAACTGTCGTTCTTAGTCGTAAAGAGTTAATGAATCGACTATCATCGACGACTAACACAACCAAAAAAGACTTGTGGAGTCAAATCAAACAACTTAGTGGTTGGACCAGTTCGAAAGCTGAGATCGACGATGGTGACTTTAAGTATAAAATTATCTACTAATTTTTTATACTCGTTTGAGTATAAAAAATATAATATAATCTAATGGACACCTCGACTTTTAGCCACCCCCATTTTATCTTGGGTCAGGTATAATTCATGGTCATTGAAAAGTTCATTTGAATCTATTTTTTAAAAACAATATTCACGGATAAAGTTGTCGGATTTGGTTGCTATAGTCGATTTTATCTCCGAGAATCGACTATCATCGACGACTAACACAACCAAAAAAGATTCGTGGAGTCAAATCAAATAACTTAGTGGTTGGACAGTTCGAAAGCTAAGATCGACGATGGTGGACTTTGAGTATAAAAAATATAATATAATCTAATGGACACCTCGACTTTTAAGAGTCACTCCATTAATCATTTTATCTTGGTTAATTTTGACCATTGTTCCGCCACTTGTTGCCCCAAAGTTGGAAACACCACGATAAGGTCTGTTGTTTGTCAGCTTGACTGTTTGACCACCAAGTTCGTACACGTTTCGATTTGGCCTAAGATTCAAGTTTGAGGTTGTTTGAGCCTCGTAATTTGGAACATTTTTTGAAAGGTGAACATCAGTATTGAGATATTTTTGTTGACTAATTCTTTTCTGGTTAATATGATCCACGTTCGAGACCAATAGAGCATCGTCCAAAATTGGAATAATTCTATGATCGCCGGTGTCCTTTAATTTTCGAACATTTGAATTAACGTCAAAAGCAAGCGCACCAGAATTGACCATGAGACCAATATTCGAAGGTGGTGCTGCGGGACCTTCCTTTTTGAATGAACGTTTTGATTCAGCTGAAACTTTCATCGGGGCCTTGTGTATCTGCTTAAAATATTCAACTGTATCCGGTTCAATTCTTTTGGTTTGATCAACCCTACATCTTTTACTGGTAACACTGGTACACTCTCTTGGCATACGTGATAGTGGCAACAAATCTTCTTGTCTCAAAATTGGTGGTCTGAAAGCTCCTTCATTCATAATTCTGTATGGTAATTTTCCACCACCACCAGCGGTCATGATACCACTCATATTCGAACCAGAGCTGCCACCGTCGACACCCATCAAACCACTGCCGCTATTACCATGATTTGAGTATTGAACTGACACCATTGGATTGTTGCCGCGGGCATATATATTAATCATCTCATTGATCCGACTACCAGAGTCATCGTTCCAATCGAGTAGGTCGTTGTTTTCTCCAACCTTGATAATTCTACGGGTATGGATGCCTGATGGTGGATCTTTGACTATATCAAAATTTCCATTCCAAACTTCAACTGAAGGTAAGGTCGCCTTACCATAACTTGTTAACGCTGAATATGATATCATTTATTTAGTGTGTAATTTTGACCAAATCAAAAATTGAATTTTGAGTGGAAAAATATACCATAAACAATACAGAAGATAAAATGGAAGTGTTAAAGGTTCGTCATATCCTTGATAATATATTGAGCTATCTTAGAGGTGGGTGGTTTGCTGAAGACTATTTAAACTTGCTTTTAGCCTTAAATTTGACAGATGAATATGCTCATAGAGAGCTCAAATTGAACAATCCAAATTTTCAACATATAACAAGGGCCTTGTTAGACCACAATTTGAAAAATTTTTCTTTAGAAACTATAAGGTCAAACTTTACCTTATTTTGGCAATCAATTGACTTGGACAAATTTAACGAAGAATTTTTCATTATTAGTCGTAAAATTTAAGTTGTATTGACTATACAAGTCAAAAAACACACAATCCACAGAAAATTGAACTTCCAGAGATAATTTACGTTAAAATAAAGATGGATATACATTATGGTCCAAGAGACGAATCTTTTACAGATTTATTAAAAAGTATTTTAAAATATGCAGAGTTAGATGAACCATTAATAAAGAAATATGTTAATAGTCAAACTCTACCTTTTTTTAATATGGCTTTTACGAGTAGTAGTGCCGACGAACAGTACAACTATGAACCATTTGAACAAATGGGTGACTCAACCATTGGAAAGTTTATTGTATGGAGTTCCTATGAAAAGTTTCCACAGCTTAGAGGTAAGTCTGAAGCTGTGGAAATTGTTGCTCGAATGAAGATTAATTTAGGGTCAAAAGATAACCTTTATCAGATAGCAGAAAATTTGGGGTTTTGGCCTTTTATATCAGCTTCCGAAGAGCTTAGACTTAGAGCAAAAAAAACTTTTAGAAGACGTGTTTGAAGCATTAATTGGAGTAATTGAATTTGTAATCTATGATTATTCTACACTTAACCATAGTCAACCCGGATTGGCATATCAACTGATATATTCAATTTTGTTAAAGTTATTTGAACCATATACTTTGAAAATCGATTACAACACTTTAGTTGATTCAAAAAATCGACTTAAAGGTGTGTTTGACCAATATAAAGACACATTGGGCTCTGAAGCTGTGTACAAGACCGAAAGGGTGGTAAAGAACGATAAAAATCTATTTATTTCAAAAGTATATGACTCTTCAAATAATTTGCTTGGAGAAGGTGCTGCAGCACTTAAAAAAGACGCCGAAAAGAAGGCTTCTGAAATGGCTATAATTAACCTTGAAAGAAAGGGATTCAAAAAAATAATTCCAAGCTTGTATTCGACCTTTTAAATATAAATTTTTAATGCTCTGCTAGAGCATTAAAAAGTGCAGAAAATTGAAATTTAAATAAGAAAAAAATATTAAAAATAAACATGTATTCTTACCATTATTTTAATTTCATAAAAAATAACCCAGATAAGCCATGGGATTGGGGATGTTTATCTCTAAACCCCAATATTACTTTTGATGTTGTACTCAAAAACCCAGATAAGCCGTGGGAGTGGGGATGTTTATCTCTAAGCCCCAATATTACTTTTGATGTTGTACTCAAAAACCCAGATAAGCCATGGAATTGGTGTTGGTTATCTCAAAACCCCAATATTACTTTCGATGTTGTACTCAAAAACCCAGATAAGCCATGGAATTGGTGTTGGTTATCTCTAAACCCCAATATTACTTTTGATGTTGTACTCAAAAACCCAGATAAGTCGTGGGAGTGGGGATGTTTATCTCTAAACCCCAATATTACTGATGTTGTACTCAAAAACCCAGATAAGCCGTGGGATTGGGAATGTTTATCTCAAAACCCCAATATTACTTTTGATGTTGTACTCAAAAACCCAGATAAGCCGTGGGATTGGAAATATTTATCTCAAAACCCCAATATTACTTTCGATGTTGTACTCAAAAACCCAGATAAGCCGTGGAATTGGGAATATTTATCTCAAAACCCCAATATTACTTTCGATGTTGTACTCAAAAACCCAGATAAGCCGTGGGATTGGGGATGTTTATCTCAAAACCCCAATATTACTTTTGATGTTGTACTCAAAAACCCAGATAAGCCGTGGGTTTGGAGGCGGTTATCTCAAAACCCCAATATTACTGATGTTGTACTCAAAAACCCAGATAAGCCGTGGGATTGGGAATGTTTATCTCAAAACCCCAATATTACTTTAGATGTTGTACTCAAAAACCCAGATAAGCCATGGCGTTGGTTAGATTGGGGGCGGTTATCTCAAAACCCCAATACTACTTTTGATGTTGTACTCAAAAACCCAGATAAGCCGTGGAATTGGAGGCGGTTATCTCAAAACCCCAATATTACTTTTGATGTTGTACTCAAAAACCCAGATAAGCCGTGGAATTGGAGGCGGTTATCTCAAAACCCCAATATTACTTTTGATGTTGTACTCAAAAACCCAGATAAGCCATGGGTTTGGGAATGTTTATCTCTAAACCCCAATATTACTTTTGATGTTGTACTCAAAAACCCAGATAAGCCATGGGTTTGGGAATGTTTATCTGAAAACCCAATGCCCTTACAAAAAAAACTGTGGGCTGTTGAAAAAATAGAAGACTGGTGGTTAAACAAAATATATAGTCCCGATTCCAATTATGTTTTAGGTGTAATAAAACCACGATTTGAGAAACTTTGTTTCACGATTTTATCAACCACAAAACTTAATTAGAAGGTTTCTAAATTTTTAATGGTACCAAGTACCATTAAAAATTATTTTTTACCCATCACTTTTTGTAATATATCTTATAGATTCAAGCC